GGGCCACCTTGTTGGTGGCCCGCACCGAGATCTCTGTGATTTCGTAAGACTTTTAGTCTCCCTTAGGATGTGTTCCACGGAGGTCAGTCCAAATGGTTTTGCGACATAGGGAACAAGATTTACGCGTCCAATCTTGGGGTTCTTATTATAACCCCATTGGCGGTACAACTTCTCTCTATGACAAGACCGATGGATTTCGGAGAGTATGTGACGATTTCATTGGAGCTCGTTCGCAAGCGAACGATTTCTCCCTTATGGAAGAGCACACTTACTATCCGATTCTCAATTGTACGAGTCCGAATGGCCACATATGGGTTGATCAACCCGTTGGCTTCAGACCCGGAACTTGGGACCCTCGCACCTGGTACGCCGCTCTAACAGGGTTAGATCGGAGTAACTGGGCTTGGGAAATACTTTCCAAGACGAATCCATCAGCACCTCATGTGAGTGTGCCAACGTTCGTCGGAGAGTTGAAAGACCTACCTGGTCTGGTCAAAGGTTACGGCGACAATTTGTTAAAATCTGTCGCTAACGGTTACCTCTCTTGGAGGTGGGCCGTTAAACCAATGATCAGCGATCTTCGCAAGCTCTTCAATTTTACGAAGGCGGTTGATGACCGCATCATAATGTTGATGAAGCTTCGCGATGGTAGAACACTGCGGAAGCGGGTTAAGCTAGGTACAGTCCACGGAAGCCTTCCACCAGCTGTTTTGACTGTTGAGTCAAAGACTGGGGGAGGAATCGGTGGCACGTTCAAGGCCTACCACACCTCTACGGCGTGGGGGACGGTGCAGTGGAAACTGCTACCCGACTCGATACTTCCAATGTTAGGGTATGGCCCTCTTGAAAAGATGGCCAAACAACTGACTTTTGGATTTACGAGCCATGAGGCGTTAGCTACGGCTTGGGAGTTAACTCCCTGGTCGTGGCTGGCCGACTGGTTTGCGAACACCGGCGATATTATCGCCGCTACTAACAACACAGTTGGCTGTACCTGGAAGGACATCTGTTATATGAGAACCTCGGAATCTCATACCGAGGTTATCTCATTTACAGGTGACCCATGGATGATAGCTGGTCTAAACAACCAGAACTACGTCCTGACTCAGAAAAGGAAGGAGCGCTATGTTTGCTCTCCTTCCGTCCCGTTTCCATTTCCTAAACTGCCCATGTTAACAAATGGGCAGTGGTCGATCCTAGCAGCTTTAGCCGCCCAGCGGCTTTAAGCCGTTGGGAACTAAATTGTTAGGAGAAGTTCCATGTTGGGAAACACACTTACCATTCCTCAAGCTGGCGGTGACAAGGTTCTTGTTAAGATTAGCGAGCAGAATTACTCTTCTGAGTATCTTCTGCGCGCGACCCTTGATGAATACCGCGCCCGTATTCGACACACGAAAGTGGGTCCGACTACGCAGCGTCCGTACGAGGCCGATAGACACAATTTTGAGATTGTGCACACGGTCTTTCAGGCTGGTGACGTCCCGCAGTATGAACGTAAGTTCTACTTCGTGATCGAGACCAAGCCCGGTGACACCGCTACCGCGTTGGCTGATGCCGTTGCGGATCTTATGATCCTCTCGACAAATGCCTTCTTGGTCAGCTTGAACGGATGGGAGTCGTAACCGAGACTGTTTGACCCGTAAGGGTAAACATCGCCAAACTTGTAGTTTGGTTGTCTCGGATGCGCCGCCTGCCGTTATGGTGGGTGTGGGACCTGACAGCATGGGACATTTTACCGGAGTTAATCCAGTATATGTCTAGGTGTCATGTCAAGGAACTCCAGAACTTGTGGGAAGCTATCCTTACGGACGCTTCTCACGCATTCCCGACCCTGAGAGACGAATTCGAGAGAGATCTCGCCCGTCTCCAGAGAATCGTGGCGCATAGGGGTATTCGAGTTTTTCTCGAAGACCTCCCTGCGATAGCCAAACACTTTGATAGGTGTTTAGCTGGCGGCCAGTACAAATTATCAGGGTTGCCTCTAACTAAGAGGTACTCTAATACAGTAGTGATTCCTAAGTTTCTTAGGGGACTCTACTTACTGGTTTTTCACGATTCGGGTCTACTGAAGGAGGATTGCAATGTCGAAGCTGTCTTTTTCGTCCGCCAACTCACGTTGGCATTCAAAAAAGGCGAACTCGCTTGCTCCGAAGAAGCCAACGAAAAAGAAGTCGTTGAGTTCTATTCGGTTGACAGCGGGCTCCCAGAGCCGGAAGGTTACTGGGAAACCGGAGAACGTGCGAAGCAGTCGCTCGATTCCAGATTGGCAATATGCCGATCAGGTGACCGATGCGACTCTTCTGAGGATTTTGGTAGAAATACCAAATCTTCGGAGGTCGCACAAACTCGCGCTGCTTGCGTTGGTCTCCAAACATCTCCCGGAGGGAGATGCGAGGAGGGTCCTAGATGCGATCCGCAAGGATCGCATGAGGGCTCGACCTTGGCAAGAGGAGGGCTGAAAACGTATGAAGGATTCGTACGAAGTGCCCTCTATCAGGGACGAGTTGGTTCTATGTCTTCGCAAAAGCGAAGACGACTGTCTAGCCTCCTGGCGAGACTTGACTTCGTGTCAGGTCTCGTTACCGCAACGCTCGGGCCTTATGATCCGAGTGTATGGCGGTTCAGGAATGGACCTGGTGCTGTTTCAGAGTACCGTGGACCGGCCAATAAATTCTATTGGACTAACTGGTCGGATACCCTGGAATCCGAGTACCCAATTGCCAGCTGTGGTTTCCATAGCTATAGCAGTTGGGCAGACAGAGTACATACTGGCCGAGATATTAGCTCGCAAGAGCTTCTCTCTCGAATGGTGTGTGTCCCAAAGACCTACTCAAAACCACGGCTTATTGCCGCGGAACCGAGTTCGTATCAGTGGTGCCAACAGAATATTTGGCACTACATGCGAAGACGAATTGCAAGAACCTGGATTGGGAGATTTGTTCGTTTTAACGATCAAACTCTTAACCAGGATCTTTGCAAGTCTGGGTCCCGGGATGGCACGCTTGCTACCATCGATTTATCGGCGGCTAGCGATCGTGTCACCTGTCACATTGTTGGGCAGATGTTTCGGAAAAATCCGAGACTATTAAACTGCCTAAGGGCGTCTCGGACCCGTACTGTATCTCAAGATGTAACGAAACTCGTTCCATCAGAGATACCGTTGAGAAAATTCTCAACGATGGGCAACGCCTGTACCTTTCCTGTCCAGAGCATTCTGTTCCTTAGTATTGCAATTGCTGCGGTGCTTACGCAACGTAACAAGCGCGCTACTTTGGGCTCAGTCAAAGCTCTGGCTGGCGAGGTGTCCATCTTCGGGGATGACATAGTCATACCCGTAGATAGTCGGGAGCTGTTTGTTGAAGCCCTTGAAGTCTTAGACTTCAAGGTTAACGCTCATAAGTCCTACTGGACCGGAAGGTTCAGAGAGTCTTGTGGCGTAGACGCGTTTAGAGGCGTAGATGTTACGCCCGCCTATTGGCGCACATTCAACAACGGCAAACCGGAATCGCTAGCGAGTACTGTTGAAACGAGGAATAACTTCTACAAGAAGTTTCTTCTTACAGCAGCAGATCGACTCGCGTCGACCTTACCAAGGGGAATACCCAAGGTACACATGCGATCTGGTGTTTTCGGTCTCAAATCCTTTTTAGGGGTCGATGTTCGCGGCTTTAAACACCGTGAAAATCGGCACCTTCAAAGGACTGAGGTTCGTGTTTTGAGCATTAAGAGCTCACAACAACGCCTCCCGATCGAAAACGACTCTGCTTTGCTTCAGTATTTCACTGAAGATCCAGACCCATTTACCAAATGGACATCTGGCATTCCGCAGAGGCCCAAGACGAAAATTCGTCCTGGGTGGGTGGCATTAAGCGATCTAGGCGAGGAATTCGCAAAGACGACTTAATGAGGGAGCATTGACTTGGCAGCTTTTGTTTTCATCCCCATGGATTGGC